GAAAGAACGCATTGTACTCATCCAGATCCAGCAGCTCAAAGAACTTATACAGGATATACGAATACGACAGGAAGTTCGTGCGATCATTGGGACAGTATAGCAAGAACGGCGCCTGAATCTCCTGGAACATTGCCCGGACCTTTTCCTCTATTTCAGGGGTGATAGTCGGAGGCGGATTTCCATTCAGCCGGCTCAGAATGTGAGCACGGTGCTCGTAGTATTTGGACCGTCCCAGCTTCTTCAGAATCTGACGAATGTCTTCCTCCGATAGATCAGCAATATTATCAATGCGACGCTTCTTGATCTCAAGAATGACCTCATTCATAACCTCTTCGGGAATAATGGTAGATTCCTTCGCTTGGAATTGATTAAGGATCTCATTGAGATGGTTAATCTTCTTATAGGCGTAGTTGTTCCGCTCTTTGGGTGGATCGCGGAAACTTGGGAAATCCGACACAACCAACGCATACTCCTCCGACCCGCAACTCGGACACACCAGAATGCCTTCCGAACTGATCTCTTCCCGCGCCGTGTTGCAAGCAACACAATGTTCCGTAAGCAACTGAGTGGCTTCGGGTCCGTTCGTCAGCTTCATACGGGTGACGTACTCGTCAAACATCTGCTTCTTCGATAATCCAGTATCCGTCATGGGCACATTTGCGACAAAGAATTTAAGGAACGTGTTGGCATCTTTGGGGAGTGGAGCGGATGGAGCTGAAGTTGCATCCTGTTTTCCATAATAGTCAAGTAAGATATCCATGTTTTTCATGTAGTACTCCTCCACTGGATTGGACTGAGCAAGTTCCTGTTCTATCTCGCGAATCTGAGAATCCACGTGCGAACACCTAACAATATCTGTGATCTCATTCGAGGCACCTAGGGTTTCACGTTGACTTTGAAGCTCAGCGATCCGAGTTTTTAGTTCCTCTTGTTTAGCACCCGAATCCCGCAAACCCTGCACCTGTTCCTGATGGACAGAGTCCAGCGTCCCCATTGACGATCCGCTCGTCCCCACGTCCCTGGTTTTCCGAATTCGGAACACGTCCATTTACAAACTCTTCAGTTTGCTTCCTGAAGACCGGATTTGTCAACATACAGGGTCGCTGACGTTTTAGCGCCACAAAGGTAGATTCATACGGCATGTTGAAATGTGTCGTGCTATAGGTCAGCGCCAAGAAAGCCGAACGATTAATTCCACATTGACAATGGACAAAGACAGTTCCCGAATCAGGAGCACGCAAAAAAGCCGTCAAAGTCTCTTCAAATTTAGGATACCAATCTAAAATGTTAGACTGTAGTGTGTCATGTGCACTCAGACATACATACCGATCCGGAAATGCACGCCTGAACCAAACCGGAGAATCCTCGGGAAATGCACAGTTGATGACATGGGTAATCCCATATTTACGTGAAAACCCTTGTGAGAGCATTTCTCCTGCTCCAACTAAGATACGCGGGTAAAACCACGCAGGGGGTTGCTGTAGATATACGGGTCGCAGGAACATTACTTCTTTAAGCCGACTTGTCTTTAACCGAATCGTTCGCGCATCTCTGAATACGTCATGGGTGTAGTCTTGTGCTCATACCATGCCTTAGACTGATCTTGAAGGCTCATATCCTTGGGCAGTTCCAGAAACTTCCTGCGAGCCATCTCCTTTTCCAGCCGGGCTACGCGCTCCACCAGCTCATCGATCCTCTTTGCCATGGTGCGAAGTGCATTTGCGGTATAAGGATCCATATTAGCTATGTTGTACATCATACTCATTAAGATACATTTCCATTTTCTCTGGAGAGATGTGGCCTGCATCAAGGTATCTTAAAAGAGTTTTTAGATCAAGTTTCGGGGCCGGCGGTTCAATAACCCCATCTGAATGTTCGCGATGGATCATCTGTAGTCCCGCCAATCGCTTAAAGTAATGATTCACCCAATGAAATGCCATTGCATGTGGCTTGCCTCTTGAAAGAGTTCCATGAAAGGTCATTCCCGTTCTCTTCACAAGCCCTTCCTCAGTCAATCGAGTGACAATGAACATTGACCGACGGGGATCGGGTGTATCAAACACATCATAATGATGATCTGAGGCAATCCTCTGAAACTCTCGGACCAACTCTGGGAGAATCCTTTTTACAGCCTTGAAATTGTAAAAACCGTAATAAATGTCCTGACTTGAAAGATCGCAGTTCAGGACATCATAAATATATACGCTACATGCGTTGCAATGATGGGGTGTTGACATTATTACTTTACCAGGAAGTCTCCTTGCGAAGGATACGATCATCCGTGGTCTCCTCCACATAATCGGGGCCGGCAGTGGGGAGATCTACCGACTGCTCCTCCTCGGGATTATTGACCACCTTTGGCACAAACTCAACTGTGAGTGTGAGATTCGAGTAGCCGGTATACTCGCAGTTAATCTTAACATGACCAATATGCCTCTCAAGGTGGGCGATAATGTTATACTCGCTAATAAGCTTGAACTTATCAACGTCATCTATCTCAGTATTATTCGTGGTGATACACCGAGGAATGTTCGGAATGTGAATGATAGGAGGCTTACGGTTGAAGAGAGCCTTCGCGAATGTCTTTACCGGAGACGCTGACTCAATATACTCGCGAAACTCCTCAAACAACTGATCTGCACAGGTTTTCCGATACTCATTTCCCCGATTGATAGAACCCATGATGTGTTTGCAATCCTTAGTTCCGATGATAGGCATCGTGTCTACTCTACAGTCACAGCTTCAATGTAGATCCATTTTAGCCGAGAAAACTCAGCAGGAAGACGTTGAGTAAATGGGACACAACAACTGCGGCTGCACCCAGAACGCCAGCACCCTGCCAAGACACAACGCCACCCGATGTATATGCATTCGGGATATAGCGGAGGAGAAGGTCACGAGGAGCCGACAGCGACAGGATCACTGTAGCCAGAAAGAACGAGACATACAGAGTCAGATTAGCCCACATCAGTCGCATCATGGGGAGCGACGGCTTGAAAGAAGGCGCCATCTGTGTGCGCTGGATGTGGTCCGAACCAGACACGCCGTGCATGGGAGGCATGGATTGCGGGAGCTGAGGCGAAGGGAGTAGGGCGTCCAGTGAAGTTGAATCGTCCATTGTTTATGAAGGAGACGGGATTTCACAAGTTGCATCTTCCACGCGATACTTGTAGCATTTTCCATCAATCCTGACTGTCTTGTCTTCTACATCCTCCAACGGCACTCCAAGAATGCGATACGTTGCGTAGTTGCGATGGAATAAAAGCACAGAGATCCCAAGCCCGATGATAAAAGAGAAAAAGGGACCCGCGCGTTCAAGTGATTTTGTGATGTCGAGCATTACTTCTTGTTGAGACTTGCGAGTAGATTGAAGGAATCCGCTTCAGCTCCACACGGGACCTCAATCGCATGAGTCCGAACGCAACCCGTGTCTGTATGGAAGACGTCCTTGTCGTGGGGAGATGGAACAGCAACTTCTTTACGCGTAGGCGGAACAATGATACAGGCAATTAACATACCTACGATGATCCCGCCTACAATCCACTGGAGATGGAACATTATACTACAGCGGGAACAACTTTTGCTACAGGCTTCATGGACATATACTTGAAATACGCAAGTGCTACTGGCGTTGTGATCAATCCAGAGTATGGAATGAGAATCGCCAGGGCTGTCAGCACATACGCAAGGATCAGCTTATTCTGCAGAACAAACAGACGATACGGTGCAACGATACTAAATACCCACAGCAGGGTCATTATGATCGTAAACGCGATCTTGCCAAACTGTGTCAAGATTTCCCATGTTCCACCCGAAAAGGTCTCAGGCATCTTGAAGGGAGCCACTGCGGGCTTTTCGCCCATCTTCACCTTCTGTCCATCGGGAATTGCAATGACCTTTTCAGCACCAGATGCATCAATGAATGTAAGAGTTAACCGACGTCCCGTAATAATGTTTGCCGAGGACTGGGCTTCAGCTACTTTCTGTTGCAAGGCGCTGGACTCAAGCTGATTCTTTTGGAAGTTAATGCACTTCGTATCCTGTGCATTTCCACCACACAGCTTAACGGCATTTTCATTAATCTGTGTCTTCTCACCATCATCAAGTGCTACGGTCTTGGATCCGGATAACAAGTCAACTGCGGGAACAATGGTATTGTCTGCAACCAGATCTAAATACCCATCCTTTGCCTTTTCAATCATTGTCTTGGTAATGTCCGTTGCGGATTTCTCATCTCCCCACGTGGCACTCTTAATTGTGATGCTCATTATTAGTTAGCGAATATGAAATTCGCAAGACCGCTTACGATACGAAGGAAGTTGATTGACTCAACATACACTCCGAGATTGTAGGTGTATGCAAAGATAACACTATCTCCATTGGTATTACGAACTACAGACACGATGCTATCCGGTGGATACAAGGGAAGTCCAGTCTTAGGATCTGTCAGCAGGAGCTGAGCAGCCGTAACTATCACAGGATTAGGACTGAAGACCGTTGATTTCAGAACGCATACGGTTGACTGAGATGCCACGCCCTGAGCGGTGGGAAGGGGCTGTTGGAGACCCAAACGGAGGATCACCTTGTTAAACATGCTTCCATTGATTGCTCCACTGGGTTGATACATATCATTGTTCAGGGCAAAGGAGTACATGTAGACTCCGGGTATAACAGGTGTGTATCCCGTCGTGTGCTTATACATCTGAAGTAACGAGAAGTATCCATTCGGCTTAACAGAAAATCGCTCCTTACCGTCCAACAAGAGCTGTCCACTCATAATCGGATCACGGGGATACACAGATGTAATCTGAAGCTGACCGCTCGAGTACATGAATGTCTGCGTTTCAGTTGAATTCGTGATGGATGAAAAGACATCGTTTGCTACTCCAGTCGAGGTGAACGGAGCTACATTAGGATTGTCCCAGTTTGTGTAGTTGTCCCAGTCATTAATCAGAATCTTATCAGATCGCTGAGTTGAAAAGACAACACGGGTGACCAGATTGAAGAAAGGAATCTCAATATCCGAATTACCACCATACTGTCCTGGATTGTTAACAAAGGTTACTGTCTTGACCAAGAAGGTCTGATCAGCAGTGGCTAACTGCGCCATCTCCATCTCCGTGAGGTAGATGAAATTGCCTTCAAGATACGGATCGGGGAAAAACGTCGTCAAGGATGGGTTGCCGATTGCACCCGTTATAAGGGGCGGGGACAGAAACCGACTAATGCCATCGTTTGAACGGATGCGTTGTCCATACGTAGGACTTGTAGGGACTACATCAACTACCGTATAGAGCTGATTTAGGGGACGAAAGGTTACATTGATGAACACGTCAGAGTTCTGCATAGACACAAGCGGAAGTGCCATTCCGGGATTCTCAGCAAACCAGAAATGAAGGGGGATAATCAACTGACGAGACCGAATGGACGGTTCCGGAACCTTTGTGTTCGGAATTCCTCCGGGTTGGTTCAGAGGTGTCACTGCATGCGGATATTGTCCAAGGCGCCCATATGCATTTGCAGGATCGTTCAGCTCGGGGATGTTGCCAACCATCTGATCTACGATTGCACGCTTGTTCGGATCGTGAGTCAGATACGAGTAAAACTTGAGCCACTCACCTGCGAGCCTCTGAAGAACTACGCCGTTTGCAGTGATCTCAACGTAATCAATCAAATTATACCCAATATTGTCAATCCATTTGAATTCGTATCCAATTGAATTCGAACGCTGGTCATATCCAGTTGGCGGAAGGATATTGTATCCAAGATAGGAGAGGGGCGACCAAATGTCAGGAAGGGTCAAGACAAGATACGTGTCGTGAAGCAACTGTGCATACCGGTCAATACGGCATGAAATCGTCCTCGTTGTTGTTGGCGAAAACTCAAGGTTTGAAGCTGTAAATGTCATTCGGATTGACTCCATGGCAAAATTCGTGTGGCGCCGATACACAGCCCGAAAATGCGTCATAGAGGGGCTTCCGTGAACAAGTTCATTCTGTGCCCCAATAGCAACCAGCTGGAGGAGTGCACCCGGCATATTGTATCTTACATATAGGATTGTTTAAACAGTCATGAAGACACTTGTCATCAATCTACCTTCCAGATCAGACCGAATGGAGTTATTCAAAGAACATTGGAATTGGCTCAAGTATGAACAAGTGGATGGCATTCTTTCTGATATCTTGCATACTGGATGTGGGTTAGCACACGTGAATGCAATCCGTCGGGGATTACTCAGTCACGAATGGTGTCTTGTATTAGAAGATGATGCCCGTCTCGGTTGTTCTAAAGATGTGTTCTTAGAACGAATTGAAGAAGCAACCCAATATCTATCATGGGACGCGGTATTCTTGGGAGCAAACTCACATACCATTTTTTCTGAACCCGAAAAAATTGAACGTGTCTCAACCTCTTTCTTCCGGTCTTCGAAAACTAAGAGTATTCGTAACTGCACTGCTATGCTTTGGTCACGCCGTGCGTTGCCATTACTAGTGGAGTTTGAACGAATCTTGAATGAAGGACATGTATTTCCAATTGACCGAATGTTACTTTCCTTCGCATATCCATGGGTCTGTACTCGCACAACAGGGGACGAAGCCGAACACTCTACCGATATAACTCCGATCCCTGTCGTCTGGATATGTAGAGACTGCCTGGTTATTCAAGAGGTCGGACTCTTATCGGATAATGAGTTAGCACCTAGAGAGGACTTAACAGATTCTTATCTCGAACAGCTGTTTACGCGAGTATTGTAATCCGACTCGTATCATTCTCCCGGGTGATAGAGATGTTGGCGGGATTATCAATGATATAACTCTCAGCCACGATCTCTGTATCGTGAACCATGAGCACATCCGAATCGTTCTCAAGCTCGAGGTTATACACCTTGAACGGTAAGGCGCGGTAGACTTCGTGCATATCTGGGTGGTCTACTGCACGATACTCGGGTCCGCCCGCAATGGACAGTCTGTGCCAGTAGGTCACCACGCACTTCCCAGACTCATCAGAGAACAGTCGAGTGTCATTCTTGTCGTCATACTCTCCGACGGTAGTCACAATAACATTCTTCACATGACTGTATGATCCGTTAGGCTGAAGCATCTTGAAACCTGCTTTGATATTCTCAATCGCAATCGCACCCAAGCTTGTCATCAATTGAACAAATCCTAGGAAACAAGGATTGTTGATATTGATCGTGCCAGTACTTAAAGGACTCGACAGTCCAGATGGAGCGAATAGGGTTACTACCACGGTTGAGGCTCCAACCGATACGCCCGTGAGGGTCACGGAGTTTGCAGAAATAGTGCCAACAGTTCCCGATCCACTTGTAAAGACAACCGTTCGAGATCCAACAGGTCCAGACTCCGACCAGTTAAGTGTTTGGATTGATTGAGGCGATCCCGCCGTCCGAGTGAGATTTGTGAGTCGAGGGAAAAGGAGACAGCACAGGCTAGAGAAAGTTGCTCCTCCCGATGCCCCGCCGAGTGCTCCCTGAAAGGGTGCTACAAATCGTTCGCGCTGGGATGCCGCGTTCGCATCTATACTCGTAACGAGTGCGTTCGTCTTATTCTTCTTGTCAGGAGGTGACGTGGCGTAGGTGGCAGCGAGAATCTGACGCTTACGGCGAGTCAGGTGGTCCTGTGCTGAATTAACCTGCATTTGTGATTTATACGGGAAAAGAGTATCACAGTAAATGAGGTTCGTTCTCGTTAGCACTCATGTGGATCAGACAACAGGGTATTCAAAAGTAGTGGTTAACCTCCTTAAGCAACTAAGCACACTTGCTCCGAAGGTGAAGACCTATCACTTCGGATTTCAGCGTCACCCATCTCGGGGTAATCTTCGTAAGGTTCCGGATGGAGTCGTAGCGTATGATGCGGCTGCAAACGAGGACCCGAAGGAGGAGGGATTTGGATTCAACAAGATTCACGAGTATCTGGAGATGGTGAATCCGGATGTTGTTATGATCTATAACGATCCTCTTATCATTCACCGCTTCATTGACGCCATGAAGTTCAAGAAGGGTGAGTCCACCTACAAGCTCTGGCTCTATGTGGATCAGGTGTATGAGGGAATTGCCCCTCCGCTGATTGAGACAATGAACAAGAATGCCGATCGTATCTACTGTTTTACAAAGTATTGGGCTGATGTCTATTCCAAGTATGGCGAGTTCCCCGATGTTCGCGTTCTGGAGAACGCAGTAGACACCTCCCTCTTCTCAAAGATCCCTGTTTCGGCTCGGTCCACAATCCGTTCTTCAATGAAGCTAGCGCCTGATGCAATCTTGATGGTCAATGCAAATCGCAATACACAGCGTAAGCGTCATGATCTTGCAATCATGGGATTTGTCGATCTCCTCAGTCGTGATCCCAAGAAGCCCTATCACCTAATGATTGTCACGGGTATGAATGGTCAACAGGGTGCATACTATGATGTAAACCGCATCTATCAGACTGAGCTCGCACGTCAGGGACTCGATCCTAAGGAGATGGCCACTCGACTTATGATGGTCGATACGTCGGCAAAGCCTGTTCCGGATTCTGCAATCAATGAGATCTACAATGCAGCCGATATTGGTATCAATGTTTCAGATGGTGAGGGATTTGGGCTCTGCCAAATTGAGCACCTCTATACAGGAGCTCCTCAGATTGTGACAGATATTGGAACCTACCGTGCCTTTATGGACGAGAGCGTGTGTACCTTCATTCCTCCAATGAATCGCACCTATTTCCCAGGAACGATGCCTCTAGGTCTCTGGGCACCTACGTTTGATTATAACAAGGTTGCGGATGCGATGGAGTCGGCAATCGAGACACTCACCGAGAAGAAGGCGTTTGCTGGATCCTATGCCTTCAAGACGTGGGATGCTGTGTGTGCTAGCTGGTTGGAGGATGTTAAAGCAGAAACCGGATCGAAGTAGGACTGACCAGCTCACCCATTCGGAGTAGGCGCTGTTTATCATCCCACGCAGGTCCATCAAAAATCTCCTTGGAATCAGGGTCCAAGATCAGCGACACTCCCTTCACCAGGATCCTCTGAAGACGCCGATGTTTCCGCGATGTGTTGCGGAGCACTGTTTCATCCAGCTCTTCATTTTTAATATTCGGTCTGAATGCCAGATCCTCTCCTGTGGTTGTGGAGTCAAATCGCATACAGGATACCACGGGCTTCTCCTTAGAGTGGAGCTTCCGATGGATCTCGCAATCAATCGCCGACTCCTTCAACAACAATGCAATCCGCTGACTAATGCGTTCCTTTTCGAAAGCCGTTTCGTAAAGGTATTCATCTGTGGACATGAACGTTTCAACGGGATCACCCTCATACCGCTTTGTTACCATATCGTTACGCCGAATAGGAGTGATGTTCGGACCCTCTTGTGTCTTCTTCTGATCGTCCGAAAAGACCGAGATGTAGAAACTCACCTTGACTGTCCGATCCTCCATGGGCAACGTGGCGTGAGAGCAAATACGGATTGCACGACCAATAACCTGATCGTGACGTGCAGGTGTCCAATGAGGTTCAACAATGTGAACGTGACGCACGTTTGCCAATGTAATACCCTCAGCGCCTGATGCAGATGCCATGAGCAATTGAAGAATCTTCTTGGGGCGTTTGGCTACACTTTCCTTCAGGGATGCAGGAAAGTTCTTGGAATAGACACCGTTGAAGATCTGACGGGTCAAATCACGCTCCTCTTCCTTCTCCTCACCGGTATAGAACGTATAGGCAGGGCGATCATCCAACATCCCGGGATCCTCCACCCATTGATTCGCCTGTTTCACAATCTTATACGGTTGCCAGCCAGCTGTGTCCAGAATTGCTGACAAGATACCCAGACCCTCTAATGCACGGTATTGGGAATACACAAACTGGTTGCTTCCCAGTGACTTTTTGATATTCTTCAAGATCGTCAACATCTTAGGACTGAACGCCTCCAGAGCTTTCTCTGAGAGATACTTGGCAGGGTTCGCCTTGATTCTCTTGAGAACCTCATCGTTATCTGGAGCCTTGTCTTCCGAAACACCCTCGGCATTAACTTCAGCCACACGCAGATCTGGAGGCGTGGCATAGTCACACACAAGACGCGTTGGCACACGGAACGTGCTGAGATTCTCATTCAGCTTGGAGCGACCGCGACGAGAGTCAATCTTCATCTCAATCCAACGGACTTCCAGATAGCGTGTGAACTGTTCTGTAGACATCTCCACTTTTTCAAGGGTGTGTTCCATGTCAATACGACGTGGAAGTAGGCGCTCATCGGCACCTTTGAAATATGATACAAGACCCTGAATACGACGGCGAAACATCATGGGATTTTTGATATTCAGTCCATCCAGGAACAGAGCAGAGAACTCCTCGTAGTCCGTAGGCAAGCATGGCAACTGTTCGGTGGTCACACGTTCAGAGGAGATCTCACCGCCACCTACATCAATCTCGATCTTATTCTTGACAGAGGCAACCCAGTCGGCCGCTTGAGGAATGAATGCAAGATCCTTCATGTACTGCACCGCTACGCGATCACCGTCGCCGTTATAGGTTGAACGGAACTGAGGGGGGTTCCGAGTGACCATCACGTGCTTCTTCAGCGCACTGAACTCAATCGTATCGACTTCAGGGATTGCCCGAAATGCCTTTGTGATACGCTCTTCGTCCCAAGTCGGAATGGTCTTGAAGGGAATCGTGATCCGCTCAATCGGTCCACGCAGAAGGTTCATCATATATGCGATTTCATTGGGAGAGTTGATGACTGGAGTTCCGGACAAAGCAACCACCTTGCATCGCTTGGCATTGTAGATCGCATCGTAGAGCTTTCCAGTAATCTCTGACTCGTTGATTACGCGAGAGATCAAGTTATGGGCTTCATCAACAATCACTACAGAATCGTCATACATACCTTCTTTCGTATATTCAGGAATATTGGTCCTGGTTAAGCCGTTGTAGCGCACAAAGGTAAACCGTTGATCAAGAACATCCTTGATCTGCTCGCGAATCGTAGCCTTATCCTGAGTGGACAGGCTCTCAAAGTTGGGTTCGTTTCCCGATGTTGTGGTATAGATACGGCTATGCTTGTCCATGAATTTATCAGAGATGCCAAGCTTCTTACCCTCTAACCGGACCTCATCGGACATCGGCTTCAAGGTCCAAAAGTTCTCGACAGCATACACAGGATCGCCACACTTTTGCAACTCCTCCTTGTAGTTCTTTTCAAGGGACGCCGGAACCATGACATACACTTTGCTTGTGGTCAGTAGCGATTCAGCCACTGCAATTGACGAGCACGTCTTACCGGATCCCAGACCGTGATAGACAAGCACGCCTCGGTAGGGAGTCTCAATCTTCAAGTAGTCTCGGATGATCTTTTGGTAGGGAAACAGCTCACGCCCTGTTCCCGACCGTTGTGTGCACAGATCAATGTTCTTATCCTCTTCGTCCAACGGCTCCTTGTCTTTTGCCCTGTAGTCCGACTTAATGAACATTCGAGTAATGGCATCGGAGAACGCCTTCCGGTTTGGAAGCACATAGGTTGGTGCTGCCCTCATTGTGTTTGGTGCCGAACTTTTTACACAGGTATTACAATGGATTTAACCCGACGAAACCATCGTATGTGGATGGTCACCATCTATCTCTTCTTGGTGGCCACATTTCTCTATCTAAAGCCGTCCGTAGCCTTTGGGCGTGACGGAAGGATTCGGCCGTTTGGCGTTACAGATCGGGAAGCCACTGTCTTTCCCGTTTGGGTTTGGGTTTTTGGAATAAGCGTGATTGCATATTGTATTACGGTCTATCTTGCAGGGTTCCGCTTCACGTCGTAATCTCCTTACCCCCTCCTAAGATAGTTGTAGTAGGAAGCCACAGTGGGAATGTACGTATGTGCTCCGGGATACTGACAATTTATTTCAGCAATAAAAAAGCCATCGGCACGATAGTCATCTTCAATGAATGTCCCACACATATGACGAGGAACCACATATTGAGCGCTGTCAATCTTCGTCACTGCGGGAACATTTCCCTTGAAGGTTCCACCCGGAACGTCGACAAACTCATCCCAACGCTGTTGGTCAAAGGTGTAGAAATGCTCTTCATCTTTCATCAATGGAAGAATTTCCCAAAACTGCGGATGCATCACCGTATCATCATCTAAAAAGTAGATGAGCCCTTCAAGTACACGGCTCATCCCCTTATTACGTTGCGCATGTCCCGCACGTCCCCCTGGAGGAGTTGGGTGTCCAATCTCGATAATCTTTGGATGGTCAAAGACGGGCTCTACTTGACCCGCCGTGTCATGAACAATAATCCACTGTTTGATCAGATCCAGATCTACGGACCTGCGAAGAATCTCCAGATTCCGAGGGCGAGCACACGGTGTAATCAATGTTAGCATTGCATTCATTTGACTGTTTCCCTTTATACGGTTTCGAACGTTTCCACAATGGACCGGAGATCGTCCATCATCTCCTTTCGTTGCACATGGTGAGGGCGAATATGACCTTCGCACTCAGCCCACGACTTCCATTCAATGCCGGAAATTTCACGGCGTTGCATGGGTGTGAATCGTTGTGTAAGATTTAAGAGCTCGGGCTTTTGCAGGAGCGCGATAAAGTAGATGTGTTTGTATCGGACACCATTGAGTCCAATAAATGTCTCCTCAATCCGAATGTTCTTCAGCACAATGAAGGAGTCTCGGGGGATATTGGTCTCCTCGCCAAACTCACGTAGGGCGCAATCAACATCTGACTCACCCCGGATACGACGCCCCTTTGGAAACCCCCATTCGGGTTCCTCATACGGAGATGGATTGTTAGCTACAATGTCGGCAATATCCAGTTGTGCAAACTTCTGTTGAGCACTTGCAAAGTCAGAGGATAGGTGTTCATCACCCCACACGCTCCTCCACACCGTCTCAAATGATTCAGTTGTGATTGCCTTTTGTTCCTTTATCGTCATGTTTCCGATGAGACGATCTACATACTCTGTGCTCGTCGGGTCATACTTCCCTCGCATAAATTCAGCAAAACTCATACTATCCTTGCGTCGTATCATGAGAAGCCGGGCTGTCTTAGGAAGAATCGGAAGACTTGAGCTGTCGAGAAGCACAATCCCACACGACAACACAGGATCTGTGCACATGCGAAATAGATGACCTTTTCCACCGCAATTGTTGCAGTACATTGTTATCGGTGTTCTTACTGGTGGACCTATCCGTTTTTCCATTGTGTCTTTACACAACTTCCTTTGTAAGCGATAAACAAATGGGACTCTTCTCGTCAAAACCTACAACTGCTCCATTCTACGGGCCGGCGCCGGGTCCGTCTATGTTTACACCGACACCTGCTCCAACGTTCAATGGAATGAGCGTGGTGTCAAAGGCGCTCGTTGTCATTATTGGATTGTTGCTCCTGTTCTTTGCAGGGTTGTTTGCATATAATGCGATTGCGGCGGCGAACGGTAAGCCGATCTCCCCCATCATGGGACCCGCGGTTGTGCCAGACCAGGCTCCAACGCCGTTAGATGGTAAAAAATCAACTAAGATTCCAGCAGCGAACGCCCCGTTAGCTTCGGGATCTGATAATGGTGTTCAGTTCTGGATGTTCATCAAAGACTGGGACTATAACTTTGGAAAGGAGAAGGGTGTATTGATGCGGACCGACTCTTCAAACCCGGCCACGTCAAATCCCAAGATCACGCTTCACCCTACGGATAACAGTCTGAATGTGAGCGTGTCCATCTTTGGAAACTCGTCTAACCGGTCCGGTCGTTCAAATCCGTCTGGGTCCAACGATACGAATGCAACCGGGGATGTGTTCACGTGCACCGTTGAAAATGTCCCTCTCCAAACGTGGTTCTCAGTGTCGGCCACGGTGTTCCAGCGTAATCTTGATGTATATATTAACGGAAAACTCGTGAAGTCGTGCGTCCTGCCCGGTGTTCCTCGTCCGGCTGCCGGAGATATCACAATCGGAGCCGCCGGTGGGTTCTCTGGATCCGTTTGCAATGTTCATGCCTACCCGAACATGCTCGGACCCACAGATGCAGCTGCGTTCTTTAGCCTAGGAACCAATTGCGCGTCATTCGCCCAACCGCCCTCAAGTGTAAAGGGGTCTGAAGTAACTCTTTTCGGATATACCTACACGTTTGGTGTCAAGGACGCTTCGGGGAAACAAGTATCAAATTACTCGTTCTAAAGACTAATGAGGATCCTACTCAAATGCCCGACACGATCGAGGCCAAAACAGGTGATTGAAACACTTCGTAAGTATATAGATCTCGCGAACAAACCTGATCTCATTGGGATATGTGTGTCATGTGACACAGACGATGCAACAATGCATGATCCCAATGTAGACTATCACATTACAAACCTTCCGGTAGCATGGGTGAAGATCTTCTTCAGTGGCAACAACTCAAAGATTGAGGCGGTGAATGCAGATATGAATAAAATTGAATGGGAGTGGGACATTGTTATTTTGGTTTCGGATGACATGATTCCAAAGGTCAAGGGATATGATGACATTATTCGTTCAAATATGACTCCCGATTTGGATAGGATCGTTTGGGTGAATGATGGTGTTCAAGGGTATTTCTTGAATACATTGTCAATCATGGGGCGAAAAATGTATGATTCAATCGGGTATATCTATCACCCGTCCTACAAAAGCCTCTTCTGCGATAATGAGTTTACAGACCTTTGTAAGGGATCGCTTGCATCAAAGTGCTCGTATATTGAAACAGTCTTGATTCGCCACGAGCATTTCAGGACTGGATTTCCAGAGAAGAATGATGCCCTCTATCAGAAAAATCAAAGGTATTGGTCTGCAGATTTTAAGAACTATATTTCTCGTAAGACGTATCAATATGATTGGTCGATTATGATTCCAACATTGGTCGAACGAACGGCTACATTTAACAACCTGATGGAATCAATTAAGGAAAAACACGCTAGAATATGTCCCGATCTCAAGATTGAATATTGTATTGCACAAGACAATCGCGAACAAAGCATCGGGAAGAAACGTCAGACTCTTCTTCAAAGGGCAAAAGGTAAATATGTTTCCTTTGTTGACGACGACGATTCTCTTACAGACGCATATTTTGAAGATGCTCTTGAGTGTATTCGAGGTAGATTTGAAGTGTGTCGCCTCCGAGGACAAATGGCTCAGTACACATTCACGCACAGCATCGAAAACACACTGAACAGCCCGATGGCCCGTGGACAGGTGTTTCTGCGACCTCCAAATCACCTGAATATAATGCTTGGAGAGGTAGCAAAGATTGTTCCCTTTGGTGATGCGGTGCGAGGCGAGGATTTGGACTGGACGATAAGCCTTGCAAGGCTAGACTTTTTCAATAAAGAATATCGTTCAGATGAGTCTAGGATTCACTATATCTATCAACTTGGAACTCGAACTGTCCACCCGAGCACACTTGAAATGCAAAAGACAACAAACTATGCAACCATGCTGAGAATGGTTTGGACGCCACATGGAGCTGTCCTACCACCTACGCCTAAAACTAAAGAACTCCGGTTGACTGGGAAAGGCTTTGTTTCTAAGTAGAAAGCAATGGGTGTGTTCACAATTGTAGGCATCCTTGTGGCCCTAACAATCATTGGACTTGTTATCTGGCGAGTGACATCTACAAGCACGTCATCGGATCCGGGAACGGTTCGTATTGTGCCGGGTTCCATGTCTGGAAAAACACAGCGAAATGCACCGGGAACGCTCCCCCGGTCGTTTAATCAGTCTGAAGGAGCCACCTTTACCTACACAGGTTGGCTCCTCTTCAATGATTTCACGTTCAACTATGGACAGAAGCGTTTAATCTTTTCAAAGGGTGATTGTCCCGGCATGTATCTGGACAGCACCTCCAACGGCATTTTGGTTGTTGTGGATACCTATGGATCACCAGAGAGTATTCTCATCTCAAACCTCCCGGCAAGGAAGTGGATTCACTTTGGTATCGTTGTAGATCAGGACTCGGTTGACATATACATTAATGGTCTCATCCGTCAACGTCATACTCTTGCACAGCTTCCTAAGCAGAATGACAAGTCGGTATCATTAGGATCTAACACTGTTGGATGGGATGGTGTTCTTTCGAATCTCACCTACAGCTCTCGTTCTTTGACAGCATCTGAAATAGATGCTCTCTCAAAGACGGTTCCCACAGATTCTCTGCAGGTTGCCCCGTCAGCCCCGCAGTATTTTGACATGTCGTGGTACACGGGTCGCGTTTAAATTCTCGGTCAAAAGCAATGAGTTCTGGCGGTCAAAATAGTTCAACCCTTTCAGGAATCCAGTCAATGCGTCTTCGTGATTCTGCAGATGTGATTGCACAAGCGCGTGTGCAGGGTGTATTTAGGATGTTTAGCCCAACAAATCCCACTGCGTTCCGTAATCGTGCCCCGCCTGGATCAGATTACCTTCTCCAGTTTCTTCAGGGTCGCAAAGAGGGCTGTGCTACATGCCTTGGTCTCCCGTATCAACCCCTGACAACTAGCTCTGCTGGGATTCTTGCGTTTCGGAGCTAAGCTTCTTTCGGTTCTTTTTGGTCTTTCGTAGGGCTGAGATTAACTTCTTCTTGTTTGCCACGGTATCGGTTGGGTTATAGCTAAAAAAGTATTCAAGAAACTCGGGCGATGACTTATCCTTTGAAAGATCAGCATACAAATCTGCCTTCTCACGTTTCATCTCCGTAAAGCTCTCTTGCTTTCCAAGGCAATCCTTGGGAGTCAAAATAGCAAACCTGCGTTTCGGCTTTGAGTTCGCAATGTCCACGAGGCGCTGGGCAATGCACAGCACACTTGCCGTGTTCTTTTCATGAGCATCCGAATACAGATAGGCAAAGAAGAACTGAAGAGTAGTTGGAATACTTGCAACCCTAATTCCATTTGTCATGGTATGGAAGCTGTGGCACGCGGTTGTTTCGTAGAAGCGGATAAAGTCCTTCTTTCCGTTAATAAGAACCGTTGTGCGCTTAGGCAGAATATCATTTTCTTCGTCCACCACAACCTCTTCATCTTTCGTGAGGCGCTCAATCACATCCTTATCGGCTAGCAGAGCGATCGGTGTTGTCCACTTTTCCTTCATGTGAATCTCGGCTGATGTAACGGCTAACAAGACAACCGGCTCATGCTTCAATAAGTTCTCAATTTGCTTGCGCTGAGTAGGGGTGATTTCCGTATGCCGTTCTGCTGTTTCCTTAGGACATGTGACGGGATGAGCCTTGTTCAAAAGTTGAAGACGCTTATACACCTTCTCCCAACGAGATACGTCACCCCGAGGACGAGATAGCTCTAGATACATTGACATTCTCAGAAAGTTTGGAGGTACATAGTGGATTCCCTCGCGAACAACATCCTCTTTCCACAGACGATCAAAGACATCCTCGCTCAGCTGAGTAATATCTGCCACACCTGTAAAATCTGCAAACACCTTGAAGGTTCCAATGTGCATGCCCGGCTTCACCTCAACATTTTTCAGTCCATGGGCTACCAGCTGATTTGCAATGATCACTGAATGCTCTTGGGGCGTCTTACTGAAAAAGTCATAATCCGGAACCTCCGTCTCGGGGTTGTAAAAACGATCCTTCTCAGGCAAGAGATTGTTGATGGCAGTTCCACCGTAACAAAGAACAGGGTGTGTCTTCAGAAATTTCTCAACAATGGATAGACTGGTTTTTGTTCCAGGATCGGCAGCCGCGACCCGATTGTTCTCTTCTTCAAGCTCTCGAACCAGATGTTCGATGTCCTCCATTGTTAAAATGGAAGTTACTTTGTTTTTTATCCTGGGAGGCAGCAAGGATGCCACCTAAGCGTTATAATCTTCGTAAGCGAAATGCACCCGTCGTTTGGGTAGACGACGACACACTTAAGACCAAGAATGAAGACATTGATTCAGAGGACGACTCGGACTATGAGGCTCCTGAGGAGAGTGAAGATGAGAGCGGAACAGAGAGCGAAGACGAAGACGAGAGTGAGGACGAAAGCGAAGCAGAGAGCGAGGTCGAAGAGCAGACTCTCAAGCTCCCAAAGGGAGCCAAGGTGTCTGTGAAGCTCCACATTCACTCCTTCGCCGGCGGTAAGGGCCCTAGTCGGATTGACGTTGAGGATGAGTCCGAGGACGAGGAAGAGGAGGAGGAAGAGGAGTTCATCGCCCACCTCATGGACAAGTATGTTCGCCCCGAGCGGGGGATGGTAGGTGGTCGCCGTAAAAACCATAAGAAGGAGAAGGAAGACGAGTCGCCTGCCCTGTCTCTCAATGAGGAGGAAGAGGACTATTACGAGGATCTCTCCAAGTCCAAGCGTCGCAAGCTCAATGAACAGATGAAGGGACTTGCCAAACTGGTTTCCGATGGCGAGGTGCCGTATAAGTTCCGCGTGCTTGCACTCCCGATTCCTGATGCGCTCAAGGCCTCTGTGATTCGCAAGATTGACGTCCTGAACGAGATGGACGGCGACAGTGGAGAGGTCCACAAGCTCAAGACCTGGGTGGACGGCTTTCTTCGAATCCCGTTTGGAAATATCGTGCCTCTTCCCGTGAAGTTCAATGAGGACCGAGCCGGATGCTCGAAGTTCCTCTCGGATACTCAGGGAACTCTCGACAAGGCCGTCTACGGCATGAATGCTGCCAAGGCTCAGATCATGCAGATTGTAGCTCAGTGGATCGCTAATCCCTCATCCGTGGGCAATGTGATCGCCCTCAAGGGACCGATGGGTGTGGGTAAGACATCCTTTGCCCGCCACGGTGTGGCTGAGGTTCTCAAGCGCCCCTTTGAGTTCTTCTCACTGGGTGGTGCTTCGGATTCGGCGAACTTCGTGGGACACTCCTACACTTATGAGGGAGCCACCTGGGGTCGTATTGCAGATGCGATCATGTCGGCTCGGTGCATGAATCCGGTCATCTACTTTGACGAGTTGGACAAGGTCTCTACGACAGCGCACGGCGAGGAGATCATTTCTATGCTGATTCACTTGACGGACAGGTCGCAGAACTCGCACTTCCACGACCGCTACTTTGCGGGTGTTGACTTTGATCTGAGCCAGTGCCTGTTCGTCTTCTCCTTCAATGACGAGTCCAAGGTCCATCCGATCTTGAAGGACCGTATGCAGGTGATCACGTGTGCAGGATATACGGCTGACGACAAGAAGGCGATTGTGACCCAGTATGTCTGGCCTCAGGTGTTGGAGCGAATCAATATGAAGGATGAGTTAACCATCACCGAAGAGGCTATCAAGTTCCTCATCTCCGAGTATTCCGATGAGGAGGAAGGAGTGCGTGTTCTGATCCGTGCCGTGGAAACCCTGGTCACTCGCATTAATCTTCTGAGGATTGCTGATGAGAAGACGGCAAAGACCTACCCGTTCTACAAGGCAGTTAAGTTGCCCATGGTTGTTACGCCCAACGACATCAAGGCCTTGTTGGTAGAGACAAAGGTGGTGAACGAGTCATGGCGCCATCTCTACACTTGAGTAAATTCATGATAGGGAATACCCTCGCGATATAACACGACATTTCCACAAAACTCTTGATTGATGACTGGATAGTCAATCACCACTACTTTTTCATTTGGATCACGTCGGACACCGTCATTGCGATACGAAAAGACAATCAGTCCTGGAGCTATCAATGGATAGATGTGAGTTGCCAAGAACTCATTGTCAACGCGATACTCCTCTCGGCACCACGTGATATACTGTTTGAACACCTTCTCTAGAAGAGGAATCTTACCCTTACATCCCCAGAGACCACCCATCAGATGTTGCTCATGCCAACAATGATCCCGAATTGTATGGGCGGTATACGGACTATTCAAAAAGGTATCAATACACCAACGATCTCGCGCATGAATACGGCTATCCGTATCGCGCACGCAGACAAACTCATAGTCATCGCTCAGTGCTGGGAGGAAGCGATGAATCATATTCCGCGATCCAGATTCGAATGTTGAATTAACTAGGATTCCAAGTGTGTTTGCAAACTTTGAAGCTTCGGGTGACGCGTAGACCTGGATGACACACTTCGGGTAGTGAAGGCGAATAAGATGAACGTTTTCGGCTAATCCCCGATAGTACTTGTCTGTATAGGGTCCATATAGACAGAACGAAAAACAGCCACGAAGATCCTGGCGAAGTGTCAGACGACCCTCTTCAATCTGATCATTGATGTTACGGGATTCAATCTTGTATCGCTTATCAATGCAACCGTTATACACCACCACATCCTCAAATGTATACGAACAGATCCCAGTGTAGATCTGCGTCAGCCACTCATCGCAATGCCAGTTCCGAATGCTTGGGTGGAAGAACGTATTGAATAACCCATAGTGGCTTCGGTGGACAAATGCATTTTCAATCACCTGAGTTCCGCCTATCCGTAGTGCAAAGTTTACGGGGTTCTTAGGACCCACGACTCCGCGGTTCTTGTGAAACTTGAGCTTCTCAATAAACTTAGAGGTCCATCCGGGTGTTTCAATCACAACATCATCGCCGATCTGAAACATGTACTCATGTCCGTCTTCGTAGGCTACACTCGCCAATCGGTTCCAGACCCACGCGGGTGCGTGTTGGCAACCCGAAACTACCACGACTTTTCCAACTGTCTCAAGTTCAGATCGGTGACGAAGGAAGAACTCGTCGTCATCGTCCACGCCAATATACAGTTGATAGGTCTGTTTCGGATCCTTTGTAGCTTCAAAACTAGGCAAGAATCGGGTCATTAAAAAGCACTCGTCAAGAGTGCTCCACTCGTGCGCACGGCTACAGACGGGGACCAGTATGGCAACACTCATTGCTGTCTAGAGGATATTCCATGTAAACTCGGTCAACCGAACAATAAATCGAGACAATGCAGTTTCATTGATCCCTGCAAAGAAGTGCAGGGTCTCGTTAACCCGTCTGAAGGACAAACAGTACTCAATTGCAGGGGATACGAAGGTAAACGGCATTGAAATACGAGTAGGAATAAGGTCACTATTCAGTTCAACGAGACAATGATAATACTTGCGAGGAGGTCCATAGTCTACCATATGCACAAGAGTCCACCATTTCCCATCCATCCTGATTGGAGGAGCCGATCCACGGAAGTTTGCAAACATTGGAGGTGTCTGAATCTTCTTAACAATGGTTCCCGATGAATCAACAATGGTCAGTGGGTGCCAGTCGTAAATCATCTGGTCTGTTCCGTTAATAGGTAGCCAGTTCTTCTCACAGTCTCGTCCGTAGGGCGATGGAATGACCTTACAGTCCTTATACTCACCGGTTATGTATCTGCCTTGAAGAATACGAATATCCTTGTCGTAGTTATGAACTGTAGCAGTGAAACATGGCGTTCCATTCTTATCCGAATATCCACGAACATCCTCAAGACCCCTAATGGTATGATCACGAACAGGAAGGCCTACTGTTGATTCATCCATCTTTGTAATGAGTTGTCCAGTTTCGATATTAAAGCATGCATTCTCACATAGTGAAAGACCTTCGGGCGTTATAAAGTTTCCATTCACAACTTTATAGTTGACATATCTTACATTGACAAATGGATACTCAAGCACCGAAAGAGCTGAAGGTGAAAAGGACGGTCCAAATACAGCTGGAAATGTCAGCCGTTTCCGTTCAGAGATAAGTGGTTTCGTATAATATTGAAGGTTATAGAGAATGGATGGGTGATGAAGACCGAGTTTCAGCATATAGTGCACCGAAGACCGAAGACCCTCATACCGATCTGACTTTACGTAATAATCAAGAACTGACTGCTCATAGTCAAAAAGACCCCGATAGACATCTGTTTCAATGAATAAACTGTCTGTTGACATTGGAATTATCTGACCCATAACGACGTATTGATAAGCCTTATAGTGCTGGCCAGTCTCGCGGAAATATCTGGCAAGCTCATATAGAGGCTCAGCTCGTTCCTTGCGATATGCATATGCTCTGAGCATCCACTCTTCAAACTTTGAAATGTTTCCAAGTTCGCGATGGCACTTGGCAATCATGTAGTGGGAATACCAAATCTCTTCAAACCACCCACCTGCATGAATCCGTCGTTTATACATCGCAATGGAATCCTTCCATCGCCCAGTGCTGTGGTATGTCTGTGCAAGATAGAACATATACCGAACATTGGTAGGTTCATCAATGACTCCCTTTTCAAGGAGAATAGCATCTCGCTGAAACTTATCCGACTTGCATCCACCGTCATTAAAGTCGTTGATCTGGCAGATCGCCTTTGGTATATGCTCACAGTGTGCATCCCAATATTCGTGCGTCACACCCCTACACTGCCACGGGTGATCCATGCGAACGAGACGGGTATTTGGATATTCCATAGATCCAGCACACTGCACGATCGTATATCCAACATGTTCAAGTGGATATGTCTTCAGCGATCCCGGATCAAACATCATATCGGCATCCAACAGAAGTCCATAGGTATCCTTGAGATCCCATCCAGTCTTTTTCAGATACGACTGTGCATTGGCAAAGCTCGCTGTGCGATTATACCCGAAATCTTGCCAAGGGACCTGCGTTAGACAGCCGTCGTGTGTCTTGAGAAACTCAGTTGCAATCTCACACGTCTTGTCTGTTGATCCGGTGTCGCAGATACAGTATGCTTCTACAAACCCTGCAACGGATTCCATACATCGCTTGAGAATTCGTTCCTCATTGCGGACCATGAGGATAAGAACAAATTTTGTCATGGTGCGTCCGTATTGTCCTTCCTCTAATCATTCTGTCTAAGTAAATGAGCACAGACTTTGTCAAGCAATCGCTCCGTGAGAATCTGAGTCGCGTCCTAATTCCGCATGTTGCCGACGGTCTCTGGAGTATCTATGATAACGCCAAGACTGCCTGTGTGCGCAACAAGCAACCTGGTGAGACCCTCAAGACATTTCAAAACCTCCTTACCCGCGTCCCCCAGTGGTCCGATGAGGTTCTGGAGACGGAGGTCAAGCGTATTGAGACGGTGTCCAAGTGCGAGTACATGGATGACCTTCTGCTCGGCGTGTTTGTCAGTTATATCCGTGCGTTTGCCAGTCTCCAGCAGTCTGATGAGGCCCATGTGAATGTTGAGTTTGATCGTCCTTCGCTGTCCAAGTTCATCTTCACGCTCTACAAGTCTGCTGCTCGCAAGTGCTGGTCCAATGCCTATATGTTCAAGACAATTGATGTATCATCTGAACAGCAGTCGCGCAACCGTCGCGATATTGAGACCATGCTGAGTGGTGCACTGGACGAGGTTATCGATAGCTTCATTCCGTGGAAGGATATTAGCAAGGCCTATTTCCAGGCCAAGAGCAGTTCTGTTTCGGAGAAGCGCCCCGATACGCCTATGCCCCCGCCCGCCGAGGAGGCCCCCGTTCCCAAGCCGGCCCTGTCGTTTGGACAATCGGAGACGGTTGAGTTTG